TTACTTACACCAAGAACGATTGGTTCCGCGATGAGGCTCAACGCCGTGCGCCTGGAACTGAATCTGCTGGTGGCGGTTACAATCTTTCAACAGGAACATATTCAGCAGATGTGTGGGCTTTCCACAAGGATGTTGATGACCAAACTGTTGCAAACGCAGACGCTCCTCTAAACCCTCTTCGTGAGGCAACAGAGTTCGTTACACGCCGTTTGATGCTTCGTCGCGAACTACAATGGGTATCCGATTTCTTCGGAACTGGCGTATGGGCTGACGATGTAACAGGTGTTTCTGGCGCTCCATCTTCAGGACAAACAAAGCAATGGAATGATTACACTTCGTCTGACCCAATCTCTGACCTAGAAGCGGCTAAGGCTGAAATTCTAGGAAACACAGGTATGGAAGCGAACACTTTGGTTCTTGGATACGATGTATTCAAGTCACTAAAGAATCACCCTGACCTTGTAGACCGTATCAAATACACATCTTCACAGACAATCACAACCGATATGTTGGTGGCAATGTTCGACATTCCTCGCGTTATGGTTGCTAAGGCAGTCAAGGCAACAAACAAAGAAGGCGCGGCAGAAGGCTACGGCTTCGCTCATGGTAAGAAGGCTCTTCTTTGCCATGTTGCTCCTCAGCCTGGACTACTTACCCCTTCTGCTGGATACACATTCGCATGGACTGGCGTATCAGGTGGACTAGGTGCAACAATCGGAACATCACAGTTCCGTATGGAATCCATTAAGTCAGACCGCGTTGAAGCAGAAATGGCTTTCGATAACAAAGTCATCTCGGCTGACCTCGGCTACTTCTGGGATTCAATCGTCGCTTAATTAGTTAAAAGAAGGGGGTGGGACTTTTGATGGTCTCACTCCCTTCCTTTATTTAGGAGAAAAAATGGCATTAGTAAACAGACTTACAAAAGGTGAAGCGGCAGTTGGCGCTCTACAAATTGGCGATAACGACACCGTATACGGTATTGAATTCGGCACAGTAGCAATCGACCCTGCTTCAATTAACGCAACAACCCGTGGTGGAACAACCTTTACATTAACTGGTGCGGCTACAACCGACATCATTATTGTGAACCCACCAGCAGACCTAAATGATGATTTAATTTTTGCTGGAGCGGCTGTTACAGCGGCAGATACAGTAACAATTTATCTTTACAATCCAACAGCAGGTTCACTTAACCAAGCAGAAGCAACATTCTCATACTGCTGGATTGACACAACTGCGTAATATGAAAGCACAAATTCTTAAATCAATGATTGTTGATGGTCGCAAACTTGTGGCTGGAGACATCGTGGAAGTAAAAGGTTGGCGCCATGCTAAGGCTTTGGCTAATAACCGCTACATCAAATTGATTGAAGAAGATGTAGTTTCAGAAAAAGTAGCAGAGGCTCCAAAGCCAAAGGTTACAAAGAAAACAAAAGAAGTCGCCGAATAGCGCAAAAGGGCGATTCGGTAAAATGAGTCGCCCTTTTCTTTCTTAGGAGTTTATATGGCTGTATCACACTCAAGAGTTTCAGTAGGAACTACTGCTACTAAACTTACTTCAGATTATGATGGCAAAGACGGTCAGACCATCAATGTTCAAAACCCCGCTGGCGGAGCAGATGTTTTTCTTGGTGGCGAAGGTGTCACCACATCAAGTTATGGCTTTTTGCTAGGCGCTGGTATTAGTTTCTCAGTAGAACTTCAAGACGATGAAAAACTTTACGCCGTAGTCGCATCATCAACACAAACTGTAAATATCCTTCGTCAAGGCACCTGATAAATGGCTTTACCAACGACATTATCTACCTGCACGGTTGTTGGGACTTATGTGGATTTGAGCGGTAACCCTGTTCGTGGCTCAATCAATATCACCCCTCAAACGATTCTTAAAGAGGTTACAGAGAATGTAATTATCATTCCTGTTGTAATCCAAAAGACTTTTGACCCAACAGGTTCTTTTTCTGTCGTTCTACCAGTAACTAGCGATACAGATGTAACACCTCAACCTTTTATTTATACCTTTGAAGAAAACTTCACAGGCGGACGCACAATCGAGTTGGCTCTACCTTTATCAGTAGCAGGAACAACACAGAACCTAGCCGACTTACTGCCAGCGCTAGACGCCGCAGATGCCGCGGCTTATGTATCGGTAGACGCTTATCAGGCTTTATTGGCTCGGTATAATGGTGCAGAAAATATTCGAGTCCTTGTTGTAGATGCTGACGAAAAAGCCGATGATGCAGACACTTATGCTGACGATGCCTCAAAAGCGGCTGGCGCTATACAGAATTACAACACTAACCAGTTGATGATGATGGGAGTCTAAAATGGCTGAACCGTATGTTCCGATTGCCCGATACAACACATCGAATACTTTATTGACAGATTTAGAAGTTGCTACAACTGAGGCTTCTACAAATACCGCTTTATTATCAACCGCAGTTAGTAGCGCTTTAACATCTAAGCAAACAGCGGAGAATCTTGTTTCTTCAGGATTTGATTTATTCTTTTTGGTTGGTGCTTAATGGCTCTAGCCCCATCATTAACCACAGTAACCATTACTGGTAATTATGTAAATTACGAGGGAACCGCAATCCAAGGACAGGTTCGGTTTACCCTTGGAGATGTTCTTCGTAACGGAACAGATGACCAAATGGTTGCTCCATCTAGCATTGTGGTTCCCCTCAGCGCGGGTGCTTTTAGCGTCTCCCTGCCCGCTACAAACGACCCTGACATTGTGCCTAACCCTTTTACCTATACCGTCGAGGAATCCTTCGCAGGAGGGCGCACATACACGATTTCGGTGCCTTATACGACTGCTGGCTCCCTAGATTTAGCCGACCTTAGCCCAACTCCAACATTAAGCGAAAACTTTGTTCAGGCTATCGACGAAACAAGTTTTGCAGGTCTTGAAAGCAACATCAACGCTTTAGATGTTTTAATCAATCAAACAACAGACAAGATTCTTTCTTCAGGAAAGTATTGGTATATCGGCAGTTCTTACGCTACTTACACAGCGCTAGATACGGCTTTTGCTACATATACCGCATTGACCGCTGGAACTTATAGTTTGGATGGCGCAGATGTTTTACCCTTCGTCACCTTGGCTCAAGCCTCAGCATCAGCCGCATCAGCAAGTGCGACAATAGCCACAAATAACGCGACTGCTACAATCAGTCCATTACTTCTAATCGGAGGATAACCGTATGGCAACAACTTACAAGGTATTGGGTCAATCCAATCCCTCAGCCACGACTGCTACAACTCTGTATACCTGCCCTGCCTCAACACAAACGGTTATCTCAACCATCACAATTTGTAATCAAGCGGGAACTTCAGGAACATACAGAATTGCTGTTCGTCCAAATGGAGCGGCACTCGCTCCTGAACACTATGTAGTTTATGACGCTACTATCCAAGCCAACACAACAGCGGCTTATACTTTAGGTCTAACCATCGATGCTTCAGATGTAGTAACCGTTTACGCATCAGCATCAACTATGTCATTCAACGCCTTTGGAAGCGAGATAGCATAATATGGCAATTACCACTAATGGTGGCGCTGGAGTCACCGCAGATGCAGTAGCAACCCTTAGCAACAAGACCCTTGAAGCACCAGTAATCAATAACGCAACTTTTACAGGCGCTCAGGCTGGTCTTGAAATTAAGTTTGGTAACAACATTGTTCTTGAAGGAACAACTGATAACGCCTTTGAGATGACTCTCTCAGGTGGAGACCCAACTGCTGACCGCACAGTTACTCTTCCAGATGTCACAGGAACAGTCGTAACTACTGGAAACCTTTCAGCAATTACAACTTTAACTAGCCCAACAATTACAGGTGCAGTATTTAATGACGGCTCAGTTGTTTTTGAAGGCACAACAGCAAATGATTTTGAAACTACTTTAGCGGTTACAGACCCAACAGCAGATAGAACAATTACTTTCCCTGATTCAACAGGAACAGTTGCGCTCACATCAGGAGTAATCAATAACTCTTTGGTTACAACAACTGGTGACACAATTTACGCATCAAGCGCAAATACCCCTGCTAGACTCGCAATCGGAACATCAGGACAAACATTAACTGTTTCGGCTGGCGGAATCCCTGAATGGGCAACTCCAGCGGCAGGAACAACAGCCAACGACCAAGCCTTCGCCTTTGCGGTGCAGGTATTCGCATAAGGAGAAAATA